GGACGTGATGAACGTGATTTCAAAACTTTGTGAGGTTAAATCATGACTGATGAACAAATTCAATACTTAAGAGACAAATACGACTTTGTCGCATGGGAAGAGAAGGGTGTCAACAACCTTCTACTGGATGCATGTGATGTGATCAATCGTTTGTTAGATGAAGTTGAAGTGTTACGTTCTGAAATTTACTTAAAGGAGTGAGTTATGACTGGAATGGCCCCCTGCATGGACGATTATTCGCCTGGCTTCGTTGCTCTCGGCTTCCCCGCAAAGGATGCAGAGTTTATGCCCCTGCTGCAAAGCAGTGACCGTAAGGTTTTGGACAAGCAAGCCGCCCTGATTGCTGCCAACCACCTGATCAACTACAGCTTGACTGGCCAAGCAATTGATCTAGAGATTGCCGAGCGACATCTAGCTCTTATTTGAGCATTCCGAGGTCACATCTGTGACGCTCGATCTCACCGTGGTCACGGTGGTGGATAATAGCCACCATGTCTCTCCCAGCACGGTAACCATGCCCCGCAGCATATGCATCCTTAGCTGCTAGGGTTCTGAAGCTTTCACAAATGACGCCAGGGTACTCTCTCACCGACTGATGGTGAACGTGTCCTGTATACCAATACCGATGCTTGGTCTGTCCCCAGTCCTCAGCGCGGTCACAAGCCATCACCCCTAGCAACTGGTCATGCTTGCACGTATCGCCGTGTGTAGCCCCGATTAAGACGCTTCCAAAGCGATGGAACCAGAACTTTGAGGGAGACAGATCTACAGTCACCCTCGGATTGTTAGAGAAGTAGGCTTGGATAGTGAAGGCCAGCGCCCAAATAGCCTGTGGGTCGTGGTTACCCGCCACAAACCTGACAATGACCTCTTCATGCTTCTCTAAAGCTCGCAGGATAGAGTGTCTGTAGGCTTCTATACCTATGCCCAACACCTTCACAAAGCGGCTATCCACATCAAGTTGGTGCTTGTGGGCTGGGGTCATATTAGACTGATCATTGGCGTGAAACACATCTCCAAGTGGTATAATCACGCATGTCTTTGTTTCAGGTGTACAGCTCATGAGCCTGTCAACGGCACCAAGAGTCAAGTCACGAGCCAGCTCAGAATTGAAATCCTCTCCAGCCTCTTCAGCCCAAGCGTACATCCCAAAGTGTGGATCGCCAATCGGGATAACAGTTAAAGTATCATCACGCGAATACTTAGGCGCTTTGAGTATGGGAGACAGTCCTTTAATTTCTTGTGAAAGCTGCTCAATAACCAACTTGGTTAATTCTTCTCTCTTTTGTGCGTCTACTGTAGACTTTACCCACTGACCTTTAGGCTTTCCATCTTGATCGTAGTAAGTAGAGACACCCTTAACCGTATATCCTTCGGGAACTACGTGAGTCATGTCATGATCGGGGGAGTGTCCTCTAAAAGAAGCTTTCTTTTTAACTGAATTTAAAGCCTCATTGATTGTGTTCTTGCTAACCCCTAAATGTCTAGCTGCTGATCTAACGCTTCCATGTTTCTCTACAGCCTCCAAGTATTCCAATTGACGCACGGTACAGAATTCGTATAGCGATGAATACATCAGGAACCTTTCAGTTTATAGGTACGAACAGGTGCGCGAGAGCCAGCATCATGCTTACACACAAGCTTGACGGCTTTAACAGGATTGACCCAACCAAGGGCCTCATAAGTACAGATAGCAGCTTTGCCTCCGGTGCCGATAGCCTCAATGCCGCGGGAAATAGGCATAGGAATCAAGGACTTAGAGTAGTATACCAACGTGCCAGCGCCCATCACAAGCGCCTCGGAGTTAGAGAACTTAGGTGTTTTTCCTTTCTTGCCAATCTTCCACCAAGACAAGAATTGAATAGACTCATCCACATCACCTGCAAAGCCAAGGAGAAAACCCTTATGACGGTAGACCTTCTGACCAAACCAAATTCTGTCGCCATCAGTAATGGAGGAATCAGCCACCATAAGACCTAGCTTTAAATCGGCAATGATTGTTGTCATAGTGTCCCCAAAGTTAACCACATTTTAAGACGAGAAAGTTACAATGAGCGCATTCGATTGGAAAGGCCCAAGCCAAATCACCCCAGAACTCAAGAAATCCGCCATTACTTCACAGAGATCCAGCAAGGCTCTAGAGGAATCAAGGAGTAAGGGTAGCTGGGCCAACACACAGTGGAAGTTGTCCAACAGAGGCGAGAAAAGACTACACACCAAGCGCAACATGGGTTAAAATCGGCGCAAAGGAGTCATTGAGAGCATATGGCTAAGACAAAAGAAGTAACCACTAACTTAGGTGGTAGACCCACAAAGTACGACCCGTCATTCTGCGACATAGCAATCGAGCTAGGTAAGCAGGGTAAGAGCTTCCACTACATAGCGGGAAGCTTGGGTGTTTCTTATCGCACTCTATGCACTTGGAGGACTGAGCACGAGGAGTTTCTTCATGCCTTAGAGTTAGCGAACACTCACTCACAAATGTGGTGGGAAGATCAGGGCCAAACCTACCTAGTAGGGACTAAGGATAGCGGCAACATCAACGCATCTCTGTATGGCAGATCAATGGCTGCACGCTTCCCTGATAGCTGGAGAGAGAACGTCAAGCTCAGTGGTGATAAGGAGAACCCCGTAGAGGTAAAGGTAGAGGCTCAAGGGCTGATCTCCGCGCTGATAGACAACATCGAACTCACTCGACAGAATGCAGGAACAACTGATTGAGACGCTGAAAGACCCCAAGTTCCAAAGTGCGTTTGCCACGCTTAGTACAGAAGAGCAAGTAGCAAGCGCATGGAGGATGAGGTGGTTGACTCAGGCTCACCAGCATCAGATCCTTCCCCATGGGGATTGGTGGCAAATTTGGTTGCTCCTTGCGGGGAGGGGAGCGGGAAAGACCAGAACTGCCGCCGAACAAACGGGGTGGTGGGCTTGGAAATATCCCAAATCAAGAATCATAGTTGCAGCCCCAACCAGCTCAGACGTAAGGGGCACATGCTTTGAGGGTGAATCAGGCCTAATTGCGGTTATCCCTAGTGAGCTAATTGCTGATTACAACCGCAGTTTCCATGAAATTAAGCTTATAAACGGATCAATCATTAAAGGCATCCCTGCTTCCGAGCCTGAGCGCTTCCGTGGAACACAGGCCCACTTTGCCTGGTGTGATGAATTGGCCGCTTGGGACTACCTGCAAGAAGCTTGGGACATGCTTCAGTTTGCGGTTCGATTGGGAAATAATACGCGCATACTGTGTACGACCACGCCTCGACCTAAAGACCTGATCGTAGACCTCGTGGGCAGAGATGGGGACGATGTCTCCGTTACCACGGCCTCGACCTACACCAACCTAGCTAACCTTGCCCCAAGCTTTCAGAAGCAGATCCTCCAGTACGAGGGTACAAAGCTGGGTCGGCAGGAGATCCATGCCGAGATCATCGACCCCGAAGAGTCGGGCATCATCAAGCGAGACATGATTAAGCTATGGCCAACCTCTAGGGAGTTCCCCAAGTTTGAGTACATCTTGCAGAGCTACGACGTGGCCACCAGCGAGAAGACGGTGAACGACCCTACCGCGGCATCCACATGGGGCGTATTCAAGCCTCTAGACGGCCCTATGAGCGTTTTATTGATCGACTGCTGGCAGGACAGGCTACAGTACCCTGATCTGCGCCCAAAGGTCTTGGATGAGTACGAGGTGGTATATGGAGAGGGACGAGAAAAGAAGCGGGTGGACTTGATCTTGATCGAGGACAAGTCAGCAGGTATCAGCCTGATCCAAGACTTGCAGAGAGCGCACCTGCCTGTGCGGGCGTATAACCCTGGTCGAGCTGACAAGATGCAGCGCCTGAACGTCATATCCTCGCTGTTCGCTAGAGGCAGAGTCTGGATGCCTGAGAGCAGCCAACGTCCACGGTACGTGAAGGACTGGGTAGAACCCCTACTGAGCCAGCTCTGTGCGTTTCCTGATACAACCCATGATGACTTTGTGGACTCGACCTCCCAAGCCCTGCGCTTCCTGCGTGATGCTGGATGGATCGACATTGATGGCCCAGCCCCAGAGGCTTATGACGAAGACGATTACTATGACAGCGGAATGGCGAAAAGGAAAGAGAACCCCTATGCAGTATGATGAGATAGTGACCACTCACTTATGTGATGGCAGGTTTGAGATAGTGGCTGACCACAGAGCATTGAGAGAGCTGCTCAACGATCCTCTCAACGGTCAGGAGGCTATTGAGAGACTATGCGAGAGTCTGTCAACATGGATAGATAGCCAATTGGATGCGGAATTTGTTGTATAGTTGAGTCTTGTTTAACGGAAGATTAAATGAACCCATTCATCATTGACGAACCAACCTGCATCTCTTTCAGCGGCGGGCGAACAAGTGCATACATGCTTTGGAGGGTGTTGGAGGCTAACGGCGGCCTACCTAAAGAGGCTAGAGTTTGTTTCCAAAATACGGGAAAAGAGCGCGAAGAAACTCTTGAATTTATAAATCAATGCTCTGTTCGCTGGAATGTTCCGATTACATGGCTTGAGTATCAAGACGAAGATGTAAAATTTAAACAGGTGACTTTTGAAACTGCCGCTAGAAATGGTGAGCCATTTGAAGCAATCATCAGGGCTAGGAAGTATCTTCCGAATCCTTTGGTAAGATTCTGCACCGTTGAATTAAAGGTAAGAACCTCGCACAGATACCTAAAGTCAATAGGCTGGACTTCTTGGGAGTCATGGATTGGCATTCGTGCTGATGAACAGAGAAGGCTTGCAAAGATTGGAAATCAAGATTACGGAAAGCATGAGACAAAGTACGCGCCACTTGGGGTTGCAGGAATAACAAAGCAAGATGTTGCGAAATTTTGGAGGGAGCAACCATTTGATTTGATGCTTGCCAATCAAAACGGCGAAACCCCATGGGGTAATTGCGATCTATGTTTTCTAAAAAATACAAGCAAAGTGGCCAGCCTGATTGCAGAAGAGCCAGACAGGGCAATTTGGTGGGCGCGTATGGAAACAATCGCAACACCGTCAAAGCCTTCTGGATTTTTCTTTAGAACAGACCGCCCAAGCTACGCACAAATGCTCAAGTTCTCAAAAGAACAGCGGGATATGTTTGACCCAAATGAAGAAGCCATTTCTTGTTTGTGTGGGGATTGACCCACAATCAACACCGATGTACAATGGCGTTGTTGTCGTAACGGTCAACGAAGTAAGCCATTTACTCATGCCCCTGTCCCCGTTAATGCGTGGGAACCGTTACCGGGGGCAGTAGTAAGTGGCTTTTTTGTTACCGAGACAGCCGTCAGGGCGCGTCAGCTAAATGGTCTGCATGGACTGAACCCAATAAACACCGCACTCGTTACACCCGCGAGCAAAAGGCGACCAGCGTTGATTGACCGACTGGTAAAGCATACGGTAACTCAGGTGGAAGAAACTAGGCCATATGTATAAGCGAATCAATCCCTCATGGGCACTTGGAATATACGAGCAACATATCGTACATTCGGAGCGGGCAGGATCAATATCCACCCTAGCCAAACCTTTGCTTAAAGAGTATGATGTAGCCCTGAAAGGTTAAAACCCAATGAAAAACTTTATTGAACTAAATGTTGCTGACGAATTTATCCTTCGTTTCTACAAAGAGCCAATTGGTAACGACCAGAACGTGTATGTGTTGCGAGTGACGGAAGAGATCATCAAGCTGATTCAAGATGACTTGGATGCTTGTGTGAAGCGCCGAGCTGGCGAACTACAAACACACTGAGGTTAACCATGGCCGATAAAGGCATCCCATTTGATGTGCCGACCCGCGCAAACCTTTTGCAGGGCCAGAGACTTATAGATGAGCAACTTCGTGAGAAGTCTGCTAGGGATGCCAAGCTATCGCCGCTAGACAAAGCGTATGCTGCTTTAGAGGCTGCTAGAACATTTGGCTCTGGCATACTGGCTACTGTCGGATCGCTGCCTACTAGAGCCATTAAAGGCGAAGACGCTGCCCAAGAATACATTAACCAGCGCATGTACATCCCCACTAGGGAGAAGGCCATGGACTACGTTGGTAACGTGGCTAACTTCTTGGAGCAACTAGAAACCAAATACAAAATGCCTCCTGTTATGCCTGAAGCTGTTGCTTTGCAGAACGTAATGGGGCCAGCCGCTAAACAAGCTACCAAGCAAGCAGTTAAGGCTGCAAAGCCTGTGGTTGGCCAAGCCCTTGAGGACTATATGTTTAAGCAGGGTCTGGCTATGCCAGTTGTAAAGCCAAAGGGTGGTAATTTTAGAGGCAACCTAGGGATTGTTAGAGATCAACTCATTAGAGGCCAAGATCCTGCCATTCAGAATTGGGTTGATAGCAACTTAACCAATTACGTTAAGAAGCAAATGGCAACGCCTGATGACCCAGTACGAAAGTTGGCCGACGAGGGAATTAGCCATTTACCCGAATCTTTTTTAACTGATAGGCAATTTGCTCCTACACACGTTAGGCGCGAAAGGAGTGAGGCTGGCTTCCCAGAAGCGGGAATGGCAACCACCCCTATGGGCAAAGGATGGGAGTCTATTGCTGACCAATCTATTTTTGGAAGAAAAGTTAAAGAACAAACCAATCTATCCAGAAGCAAAAATCCTTGGATGGATAAACTTGATCCAGAGGAAAACATATTTGAGTTTGGCTTAGAGGATAGAAGTGGCTTTGGTCACATCATTGACGTACTTCGTGAAGACTTGGCTGCTGGACGTATTCGCCCCGAACAGCTCAACAAGGTCAGCATGGAGCAAGCCGTGCGCCGTACTGCTGAGTACGACCAAGAGATGGCAAAGAAGATGGCTGAGTCAAAGATCAAGGCCACTGAAGGAATGCCTGTGTATAAGGACTACGGCGATGAGGGTTACCAATGGATTGAGTTGACATTGCCAAAGGACTTGCCCGAAGGATTGGTTGACACAGTGAGCAAAAAACATGCTCGGAACGCCGCTGGTGAACTCGTTGATGATCCACGTTACAGCGCCCTTGAAAGCGCTCTCAAATACGAGGGAGACACCATGGGTCATTGCGTTGGTGGCTACTGCCCTGATGTGGCAAGGGGAGAATCCCGCATCTTTTCATTGCGTGATGCTAGGGGAGAGCCTCATGTAACGGTGGAGGTGCAGCCGGGCCAAGATAAAACTGGGTTGATGACGGCGGAAGAATTGCCCTCTGAAGTGCTGGACAGCATGAAGAGCCGAAATGTTTATGACCCCAAATTTATGTATCGGTACGATGAACAGATGGGGCGCTATCTGCCTGAGATGGGGCCGTTTGAGCCAAGCATCATTCAAATCAAAGGCAAACAGAACGCCGCTCCAAAGAAAGAATACCTGCCATTTGTGCAAGACTTTGTAAGGGGCGGTCAATGGTCTTATGTGGGTGATCTGCCTAATACTGGACTCATCAAAAATAATGGCAAGTATATGACGCAGGGTGAATATGACGATTACTTGCTGAACCAACTTCAACCGCCCCCCGTTGAAGGAATGAAACGTGGAGGCTCCGTTCATATTGCTGACAACCCTGACGCCATGATGATGGAAGTAGAGGATCAGAAGTTTTCTACTGCTGGGGCGGTTGCAAAACAAGTCGCAAAAAGAACTGCCAAGACCGTGGCGAAGGCTGTTGAAAACAAACCCGCCCTACCTCTTGATTTGCCTAGAGCGCCAGCCAAGACTAAAGAACAGATTAGACCAATTGCACAGCGCATGGCCCAGCAAATGACTGGTGAGTTTGTGCGCCCCGATCCAAAGAAATCTGTCAACCCTGCTGGCAAGTCTCTCAAACAATTCCAAATGGAGCAAGGTCTAGAGCATGACATCCGGCCTACGGCTGGCTCTAATCTTTCTGCCCAACAAGTTGCTGACATTGAAAAGCAAATGGGAATGTTAAAGATTGGCGTATCTGGCGACACCACAATTGCCGACCAGACGTTGCATCGTGCTGGCCCTTATGAGCTTGATCTACCATCCCCGCAACATGGTGGCCCACTGTATGGGCTGGGCGGAGAGGGGGCTTGGGCCTCAAACAACCCAGTAGCAGCCACATTCCAGAAGCGTGTTCAGGAGTTGTCTCAGGCTCATGGGGATGCTCCTGTGCTTGGCCAGTTCCTTGCTATGGGGCCATCGGGCAGTAACTTTGCTATGCACTTTGCTGATGCAAACTTAAGGGCAATTGACACAAGCAAGATGAGCAAATCTCAGATTAACGCAGTGAATGATTTAATCAGAGCTGGAACCCAAAAGTCTGGCCCGCGTCCAAGCTTCTCTGGCATTGAAGACAAGGAATCTGCTTATCTCCAGTTTGCTATTGACCCTGAGTTGCGTAAGCATTTCAATGCTATTATGCAAAAGCCAGACTACACAACAAAACTTGGATTGCCTGACGGCAGAGTTATATTGCACGCCATTACTGAGCCTGAATTGAGAAACACAGAAATATTAACTTCTGGCTTATCTCAAATGAGGCTTGATCCATCTGTTGATCCAAGCACTTTAAGCTTGTCTACTCACCCAACATACAGCCACGTAATCCCCAAAGTTCCAGATTCTGAAATTGGGAAAACAAAATATCTGATTCCCGCGGAGATGGAATTCCCAGATGTTGCTGAATATGCCAAGAAAAATTATCGACCAGAAGATTTGACTCGCGTCTACCAAACGGCAACTCCACGTCAAATGATTGACCAGCAGCACATTGATGAAATAAGAATGTACGAAGAGATGATGAAGGAGCTGACTGGCAAGAAGAAGGGCGGAGCCATTACTAAAGAAAAGAAGTTTGGTATAGGTGGAATGGCTGGCAAAGCAGTTAAGTCTGCCGTGGCTACAAGAGAGCTAGAGAAGCAAGCTGTACTAAGGGCTGAAGCAGCCGCTAAGAGCGCTGCCAAGCAAGCCCTCATGCCCCAATACAACGAAGCAGTAAAGGGCATGACTCAGAAGCAGAATCCCCTATCGTTTGAGCAATGGAAAGCTATTAACTATCCAGAAGGAACCCAAGGGTTGCAGAATGCCCCTCAAAAGCAAACCTTTAAGTATCCACAAGAGGAAGCAATGCGTCTAGCCCAACAGAGGGCGGCTTTACCTATTGAGCAAGGTGGCTTGGGTTTGCTAGCAAACAATACGCCAGAGCAACGCGCCAAGGCGATGGGTTGGAATAATGATGTTTACCATGCCACTCCTAATGATTTTCTAAAATTTGATTTAAAAAAAGCGGGTGAAGGCACAACAATAACCAAAGGCGAAAAAGCAGTATTTAGTAGTAGTAAACCTAGTGTTGCCAATGAGTTTGTAGCGGGGCCGTATTACAACAACAATGGAGTTGTGGATAGGTTTTATCCTAGCGGTTCTAATATCATGCCGTTAAAAATTCGTAGTGATGGCAGCTCAATTTACGATATGTTTGGAAGAGGTTACGAAGGAAATTTTGTAGAACAAGCAATCAAAGATGCAAAAAAATCTAAAGACGACACAGTAGTTTTTCGTAAAATGCGCGACCCAGGATTTACAACGATAGGGCCGGGAGAGTTGTCTGCTATTGTTGCAAGTTTAAAACCCGACAATATTCGTTCTCGCTTTGCAGCATTTGACCCATTCCGCAAGACTGCTGCAACAGCCGCTGCAATGGGCGTAGCCGCACCTGATTTATTGGCAGAAGAGAATAAAGCTAGCGGCGGAAGTGTTAACCTAGATGCAATGTATATGGCCGTGAACGACGCGAAGTTTAGAAGGAAGTAAATAATGGCAACAGAATTCCCCATCGACCCAGAGTTTGGTCGAAATGAACCACCCGCACCCGAAGATCAAGGCATGGAGGTGGAGCTAGACCTAGAAGAATCCAGCATAGAAGAACTACCTGATGGCTCTGCTGTGGTCACTATGGATAACTTTAAAGGCCCTGATGAGGACGAAGACTTCTACTCAAACCTTGCTGAAGACATAGACCCTTGGGAGCTGGACAAGATCTCCCTGCGCTATCTTGGCTTAATTGATAAAGATAAAGAAGCCCGCTCACAGCGCGACAAGCAGTATGAAGAAGGCATTCGCCGCACAGGTATGGGCAATGATGCACCAGGCGGCGCTAACTTCATGGGCGCTTCTAAAGTAGTCCACCCCGTAATGGCTGAAGCTTGTGTGGACTTTGCTGCTCGCGCTATTAAAGAGCTGTTCCCACCAGACGGCCCAACCCGCACCAAGATTCTAGGTGACGTGGACAAGGAGAAGACTGAGGTTGCCGAGCGTAAGCGTGACTTCATGAACTGGCAACTTACCGAGCAGATTGAAGAGTTCCGTGATGAGCAAGAGCAACTGCTCACCCAACTCCCCTTGGGCGGCTCTCAATTCATGAAGATCTGGTATGACGAGAACAAGAAGCGTCCCTGCGCTGAGTTTGTTCCTATCGACAACATCTTGC